GGGAAAGTAGCAATGCCTCTCCTTAACCTGACGATCGTTCTCGTAGATTAGCCCCTGCATAAGGTCTAGGATCAGGCTCTCATCAAGGTCAGGTCTGCGTGAGGCGTACCAAATGTGCAGAGTAACCCTCAAGTCTCCGGTCATCAGGACAGGAATTTTCTCGCACTGTTGTAAAAAAGCATCGCCATAGTTCAACGCCTTCTGAGACTTGATCAGGCGAGACATCCCCCCAAACCTCACTACACGACGTGAGTTGCTCTTGCTGGCTGGTTCCCCCAGTATCGTAAAACTTACTTTATTCATAGTTTGTTTAAACCCTCAATAGGCCAACCAAAATTTATGGCTGCATTGTTGTACGCCAATGCTGCATCCACTGCAGAAGAAAATCTCCCTAATTGAATTTTCTTACTGTTTTTTTGAATGTAAGCCTCGTATGTTCCTCTTCTTTTGTCAAAGCAAACTCCTTTGTAGCCTGAGTTAGAGCGTGGCTTACGAAGCATCCTCGATTTGATGAGTTTTTCTTTCCATTCTTGTGTCCTAACTACCTGCTTCCCAGAAGCTGATAATTTTGCTTTGTGATCTGCCGTTCTTAAAGGTTTTTTCTTTCCTTTGTGTGCAGCAGAAACTCTTGCTCGGTGTTCTTCTGTTTGTTTTTGCCCTAGCTTTTTGTTTCTCATCTTCATACGTGTCTCTGTCGATGGGCACAAAATTCCATAACCGCCAGCGCAGCTATTGGTTAAATCTTTGTATTTGGACATCCATTGACGTTCAGCATCTGACCATTGTTGTTCGCTTACAACATCTAAAATTTTTAATTCTGGTTGCAACCCAACACTTTTAAGTTGCTTAATCCATCTGGTCTTGTGCGTTTCAGACTTGTCTATTAAATGCCTTTTGTACCTATCTTCGGGAACAAAAGATCTTCCAATGTAGCGAACATTTGCATCTCTTGGATCAACCAAAGCATAGATAAACACCTGCCTTGCCTTACTTGCAGGCTCACCAAAAATAATTATTGATATCGCTTGCTTTTCTGTGATAACATCACTATCATTGTGTTCGGGAATCATAAACAACCTTGGAGAGATGAATGAGAGTTACAAACAAATACGACCTACCAATAGCTTTAGTGAGAGCAATGTCTAGAGACGATTACACCAAAGGCAAGTCTGATTATAGTGTCACAGGTCTTTTGACACCACCTAAAGTTGCACTGTTACGAGAACAGTACAACGACAGGATGGAGATGGACATCTCTGACAAGATGTACACTTTCCTTGGGACTGCACTGCATAAGGTGATGGAAGACACCGTGATGCCTGAGAACTGCACCTACGAGGAACGTCTCTATGCAGATATCGATGGGACAACCATCAGCGGTGCTATCGACATCCAAGAGCGCATCCCCGCAGGAACAATCGTTTGGGATTACAAGGTCACCTCTGTGTGGTCGGTGATGAACGAAAAGGCCGAGTGGGTTCAACAACTCAATATGTATAAGTGGTTCGTTGAGACAGTAAAGAAGGAGCGGGTTGTTGGGTTAAAGATCTGTGCCTTCCTACGTGACTGGAGCGGCAATAAGACAGGTGAGAACTACCCCGAAGCTTCTATTGTGATTGTTGATATCCCTTTGTGGAGTGCAACCGAGGCACAAGAATTTATCCGTAACCGTTTAAACGCTCACAAGGAAGCAAAGATGGTTATGGACTTCGGACAGGAACCACCTCCCTGCTCCGACAAAGAACGTTGGATGTCGGAAACGACATTTGCCGTGAAGAGAGAGGGTCGCAAGACTGCGATTCGTGTATTAACCAGTGAGCAAGAAGCCAAGGAAATGGCAGAAAAGGAAAAAGGATATGTCGAAACAAGACTCGGAGAACCCCGCAGGTGTGCAGGAAACTACTGCGGAGTTGCAGAGTGGTGCAAGCAATATCAAGGAGAAAAAAATGGATCAAACTGATCTTTTAAAGATAAACGTCAATGACCATACTGAGAAGAAGAATGGTCTTACCTACCTGTCATGGGCATGGGCTTGGGCAGAGGTGCTAAAGGCTGATCCAAAGGCCAACTTCAAGGTAGAGATGTTTGATGGAACACCTCTGATGTTTGTAGGTAACTCGTTCATGGTATGGGTAACCGTCACCATGTTTGATAAGCCTATGACTTGTATGTTGCCTGTCTTGGATTTCCGCAACAAACCAATCCCTACACCTAACTCGTTTGATGTAAACACATCCATCATGCGCTGCTTGGTTAAGGCGATTGCCATGCACGGACTTGGCCTGTATATCTATGCAGGTGAAGACTTGCCTGAGACGGATGTAGATGCCGAGATCAAGGAAACAAAGCCTGTTGCCAAGATGAAGCATGTTGCTGTCCAACCCGCCGAGTGGGACAACAGTGACGCAAGCCGTAACGCATTTGCAGGGATGATGATTCAGTTCACATCTACCTGCTCCACCGTTGCAGAACTCAGTAGCTACTGGGCAAGCAATAAGCTGCAGCTTGACTCGCTGAAGCAAACACACCCTGAACTTCACGCTCAGGTTCTTACTAAATTTTCTGAAATCAAAAAAACCTTGCAAGGATAAATCGTGGCTACATACAACACTCCCTACAAACCACTTCCCGATTCCGGCTCTCTTAACAAGCAGACCACAAAGAACAACCCTAAGTCTCCTGACTACTGGGGTGAGATTCGTGTAAACCTTAAAGACTTGACTGCGATCAAAACAGAAGATGGACTGACCATCATTAAGTTAAGCGGATGGAAACGTGAAGACAAGAATGGTCGCACGTTTCTTTCTTTAGCTGTGAATCGTTTTGTTCCACAAGAACAAGGCGGCAGTGTTCGTCAAGAATCACAGGCCCAAGAGTTTCCTGAAGAAGATATTCCCTTCTGATCATGGCACTGCAATTTGAATGCAGGAAAGTGGCGTTGAAACAAGATCGAACAGGTTTTGTTTTGACTCTATCTCTACATCCCGATGAGGCTCCCGAAGAACTGCTTCGTGATTTTGTTGGGGCACGTTACATGTGTGTCTTGGCTCGTATTAAAGATGATGAGTCTCACACAGATTACAAGAACCGAGTAACGATTGCAGGCATCCTATGTCGCAGTCATGTCTTCCAAAAGTTTATGGAAGAGATCTACTCAGGCAAACCGTTGTCAGAAGATGAAACCGCTGAGTTGCTTTGTGGTCTTTGCAAGATTGAGTCTAGAACAGAACTCAATGGCAAAGATGAGGCGAAGAAAGCTTTTGACAGTCTGTTGGTTGAATTTGAAGAATGGAAAACAAATGGCACTGCCTTTTAAAAAACTAAAACCCTTTATGACTTACCTCAATGAGGATGAACACATCCGATTGAAGAAGTTCTCTAAGCAGAAGAAGGTAACGATGGCTAAAGTTATTCGTGAGGGGATCTTGATGCGTATGGCTACAGACAGTCAGTATGTGTCAGGGTTCAATGATGGAATCAGTAAGGCTGCGGATGTTGTTAAGTCAAACACTGCGTCTCAGATCCGATTCCCTAGCGGTCAATCCTTTGCAGAGTTAATCTGCGACGAATTGTTTAAACAAACTATGCAGGAGGCAAGCAATGAAGTTGTTAAAGGGAAATAGGAATCAGTGCCAAGGCTGTAAAGAATACTTCAACAGCACTGGAGCATTTGATAAACACCGCACAGGCAGCTACGGTGTAGATAGACGATGCAGAACTCACGAAGAGATGACTGAGATCGGCATGAGTTTAAACAAAGATGGCTACTGGATCGGGGAAAAGATGTCTGAGTCTTACATCAAAGACGGGGAAAAAGTTTAACATTTTTTTGGAGAAAGAAATGAGCAAGATAAGAATTCAATTGGTTGAAGACGAAGAAACCCCAACAGTGTTCGAGCGGTTTTGGGACAACCTGATGACGTTTGTTAAGTGTGTAGGGGTCTTTGCCGCCATCTGCTTTGCCATCGGCTACTTCAGCAGCACCAAGGCGCAGTCTAAGCAGTGCGAACCAACTAAAACTGTATTAACAAGGAGCATATTCAAATGAAAGAATACTTGATAAACAGAAGCGACACACTGGCATTTCCAGTTCCAAATATGAACACAGGCATGACCCTGCGTGATTACTTTGCAGCCAAGGCTTTGCAGGGGATATTGACGGACGCAGAAATTGCAATGGGCATTTCTGAAATAGCAGAACTAGCGTACAAATACGCAGACGCAATGATGGAGGCTAGAGAAGCATGAGAGTACGACTACGGTTAGACGCAGATGGTGAATGGATTGTCGAAACAAAATGTTGGTATGACATTGGCTGGGAGTATGAAAGGCGTTTTTGGGTTGGCGACGTTGATAAAAAAGCCGCTTACGAACAAGCCAAAAATTACGCACAGAATTTAAAGTATCCAAAAACCGAGGAAATAAAATGAACTTAAAAGAAACGATAGCTTGCGGCGCAATGGCAGCAATAATGGTATTCCCCGTTTTTGTTATTGTGGGTTGCCAATCTGATGCTGACATCGCATCGAAAAACATGAGCAAAGCCGCTGACAACTTCGAGGTCTCACGGCGTGTAGTTTTCTACAACGGCGTAACGGGCGACTACATGATGACCATTGAGGGCTTATGTTCGCTTGGCAACTACGACAAGGCGAGAGAACTTTCACTGACCTGCAAGACAGGGCCGACTACATACAAGAAGCATTTTCTTGGGCTGTCGGACAACGTGACGTTCTTTGTCGAGCAGTTGGAGCCAGTGAAGGTAAGCACGTACCACTACCGTGTAATTTTTAAGCCAGCATCCATTGTCCCTGACATTGAGATTAAGTAGGAGGTTGCATGAACCAAGAACTAATGGACATGGCTAGACAGGCTGGCATTACGATGAGCAGTCAATATGGCGTTCAATGGGAAGCAAACACAGAAGACCTTGAAGCCTTTGCCGTCCTAGTCGCTGAAGCCGAGCGTGAGAAGGTTGCAAAACAATGGGAGCAATGGCATGGGTTCGACAAGCACACCGTAGCAGCATTTATTCGAGCAAGAGGAGAAACAAAATGAGCGAGTATTACGACGAAATGGCTGGCGATATTGCCCTTGCAGAACGTGCTTGGGAAGACCGAGAAGCAAGACGCAATTTTTGGACGGAGGTATGGAAAACAAAAGATGGCAGGGAAATACCCGTTAGGGATATGGAAGACAGCCACCTGCTCAATGCCTACCGACAGAGCCAATACCAACCACTGCTCCGTGAAATGGTGTTGCGTTTATTTGAAACACGGATAAAGGAGAACACAAAATGAACCACTTAAAGAATGTATGGGAATGGCTGATAAACCACTGGGTGATGCCTACCCCTGCCGAACTTATTGCCGAGGAACTGATACAAGCGCAGCGCACCAAACTGCGCCATCAATCGAGCATGGAGTACCACACCGCCATCGTTGCGTACAACGTGGCACGGATTAAACGCCTTGAGGGGTTAACCGCCAAGCAGGAGGTGGTGGAATGAAAGAAGCATTTGAAAGGATGACAGGTATGCCTGATGCGTGGACAAACCCTGCGCTGATGCAAGCAAGAAACGGTTTTATTCAAGGGTGGGAAGCACGGGCGCAACATGATGTAGACGCAACCATCATTCAATATCACGAAGCCACAATCAAAAGGTTGGAAAAGCGTATTGAAGACTTGGAACAGCCAGCACAAGAGCCTGAGTACCGTTGCTGCCCACATGATTCCGACTGCGCTGTACACAATATGCCAGCGTATCCAGCGGGCCAGTGTGACT